CGAAACACTTACTCAAATACTTACAGCAGACGGTACGTCTACTGCATATGAGTTAGATTTTATACCTAACAATATAAATGAATTTGAAGTATTTGTAGCAGGAAAGCGTTTAAGGAAGAACGCAATAGCAATCTTTAACCCAACAGTTGACTTAGATAGTCCAGAGGGTGATGAAACTTCCGTAGCAGAATTTAGTGTAGACGGTACAACTAGTACAATAACACTTACAACTGCTCCTTTAGAGAATCAAAAGATTATTATAATAAGAAAACTAGGTAAACTTTGGACAGACGTCGGAACTAGCCTTGCATACCAGGAAAATGACATTGCACGGTTCCTTCGAGCGAAAGTTACGGAGCTAGTCAAATAAATACACATAGCAGTGAGAGAACAAAATGACAGACAAATTTAATGACACATCAGGAATAGCAGTACAGGGACACATTAAGATTAGTGACCCTGCTACTGGCGAAGTATATGTTGACAAGCGTAACGCAATTCATTATGAAAATATGAGTCTTGCACTTGCGGAAAGTTTAGCAAATGCTGGTAAAGGAGCCATTTATGAAATGAGCTTCGGTAACGGAGGAACAAGTGTTGATCCAACAGGGATTATCACCTACTTAACTCCTAACTCAACAGGAACTAATGCTAGTTTGTATAACCAAACATTTACTAAAGTAGTAGATGATTTAAGTACAAACAACACAGACCCTGTTAGAAATAAATTAGAAACTAGACACGTAAGTGGTACTAACTACACTGATATAATTGTAACGTGTTTACTTGATTACGGCGAACCTTCCGGACAAGATGCATTTGATACTGCTACAGATGCAACTAGTACATATGTGTTTGACGAGTTAGGGTTAAAGAGCTACGATCCTAGTGCAACAGGTAAGTTAATTACACATGTAATTTTCCACCCAGTACAAAAATCATTAAACAGACTTATACAAATTGATTATACTGTAAGAGTCCAAAGTTTGTCAGGAGCATAATTAGATGGCATATACTATTAACTTTACAGATTTTACAAACAAAGGTAGCATTACTGTTGAAGATAGCACTTTAAACGTACAAACTAGTCTAAGTTTTCCTGGAAGAAGTACTACAGCATACGGTACTGCTATTAATGAAAACTTTTTGCACTTACTGGAAAACTTTGCAAAGAACTCTGCACCAAGTAATCCAGTTGAAGGCCAAATTTGGTATGATAACACACCCGGCAGTGAACAGTTAAAAGTATATGATGCAACAAACTGGGTTGCTTCCGGTGGATTAAAGAAAGCATTAACTTCACCCGAAGCGGCAAATAGTGTAGTTGGTGATTTGTGGGTAGATACAGACAATCAGCAGTTATATTTGTTTACAGGATCGGGTTGGGTATTAGTTGGACCAGAATTTAGTGGCGGACTTACTACCGGTGCGCAACCAATTGAAATTATTGGTCAAGATAATGTTACATATAATGCAGTACAAGTTGAAGTTGCGGCTAAGCCAGTTGCTATAATTTCCGCAGACAGTTTTACACCTAAAGCAGTAATTAGTGGATTTACTACAATTAGTCCAGGCATTAACTTAACTACAACAAACATTACAGGCGATGGTGCACCAAAGTTTGTAGGACCAGCTGATGTTGCAGAAAACTTATTAGTAGGAACAACTAAAGTAGGAGCATCAAATTTCTTAAGAGGCGATGCAGTAAGTACTTCAAACTTCCAAATTAAAATTAAAAATGATTCAGGATTATTATTAGGCAGCGGTAACCAGCTTGCATTAGAAGTTGAAGGCGAAGCTGGAGTTATTACACATAACACAAGCGGAAGTAATATTGACATTAGAGTTAATAATGCCGGCACTACACAAACTGCAATACGAATTGATTCGACTACTAACGTTGGTATTAACAACACAGCTCCGTCAGAAAGTTTAGATGTAACAGGAAACGTTAAATTAAGCGGAAACTTATTAGTAGACGGAACTACGTCTAGCACAAACTTTGGTAATGGTGCATTAATAGTAGCAGGAGGCGCCGGCATTGCTGGTAATTTAAACGTTGGCGGAACTTTTGAAGTCGACGGTATTTTAACCACACAAAACCAAGCACCTGATTCACCTAACGTGAGAAACATTGGTAACTCGGCTAACAAATATTTAGGCGTATATGCAACTACATTTAATGGTAACTTACTTGGTAATGTAACAGGTACAGTTAGTGGTAGAGCAGGCAGCGCAGATAAATTAGCAAGTAGTACAAACTTCCAAATGACCGGAGAAGTAATTGCTAACCAGTTAATATTCGATGGACAAACAGGCGGTAGTACAAAAGTATTTACAACTTCAGTTTCAAATGCATTTATTAGTAATAAAACAAGCACCAATAACACTGTATCAGATGATGAATTCTTATTAAACAGAACAACAGGAACAACAGGGCTTTATAGAGTTAGCAGAGATACTTTATTAGCTAGTGTTCCAACTAACCCAACAGGCGTACTAATGCCGTATGCTGGTAGAGTAGCACCTGCACATTGGTTATTATGTGACGGTAGTGAAGTATTACAAGCAGATTATCCGTTTTTATACACATTAATTGGGTTTGATTATAAGCAAGCAGACCAACTTAGTGATAGCGGTGTGTTAAAATTTGCATTACCTGATTTAAGAGGTCGCGGAGCAGTTGGTCTAGATAACATGGGCGGATCGGCAGCAGGCAGAGTAACAGGACTAAGAGGTTCTGAGATTGGTAACAGTGCTGGTACACAAGATGTTACTATTGGACTTACTAACTTACCAGAACATGAACATGATTTAGTTGTTGAAGGAACACAATTTTACGCAATATTAGATGCGGCAAAGGGTGCAGAAAGTCCTACTTCATCTATTACATACGATGCTCCAACAGGAAGCGGCCAGGGGCAGGCTGTTTCAACAAGTGGCGGAGTAGCAGGCAGTACGGGCACAGCAATAGATACTATGAATCCGTTTATGTCGATGAACTATATTATCTACACTGGAAACATATAAAATGAGCTATAAATTAAACAAAACAGACGGAACATTACTAGTAGATTTAATAGATGGGTCGATAGATACAGCTAGTACGTCACTTACTCTAGTAGGTAAAAACTATTCAGGATTTGGTGAAGTTTTAAATGAAAACTACATTAAATTATTAGAAAGTTTTTCAAACTCAACTAGTCCACTTAATCCAATTGCTGGACAATGTTGGTGGGATACTTCAGAGGCAAGATTAAAAGTATTTAACGGCACACAGTTTAATGCAGTAGGCGGACCGTTTGTAACGGCAGCACAACCTGCAATGGTTGCTGGTGATTTATGGATTAATAACAACGCTGATCAAATGTACTTTTATGACGGTGCAGGTGATCCTACACTAGCAGGACCAGCATATTCATCACAGCAAGGTAAGTCGGGCTTTATAATAGTATCAAGACTTGATACACAGAGCAGAAATAGAACATGTGCTGACTTATATGTTGGCGGAACGTTAATGGCTGTAATGAGTGCCATTGAGTTTACTCCTGCAACAGCAATTACTGGTATAACTGGCAATGTTAAAAAAGGTATTAATGTTATTGATACTAATTCTTCAACAGGATTTACGTATCAAGGAGTTGCAGACAAAGCACTAAACTTAATCAAGGCAGATGGTACTTCTGTTAGTGCAGACAGTTTCCTTTCAGCAATAACAGACGGTAGTACAACTGGATCATTGCAAGTATTAAACTCCAACGGTATTACAGTAGGACCAAATGCTAACCAGATTATGAAAATAGTCGGTAATAGCTTTGTTACAGAAAATGCTAGAATTGATGATGACTACATTATTAAGGTTACAAGTTCTGCGGCTGGATCACAAGTTATTGATGCATTACATATTGATGCATCACTAAAGCGCATTGGTATATTCCAAGCTACACCGTTACATACGTTAGACGTTACTGGCGATATGCGTGTAACTGGCAATTTAATTGTTGAAGGAGCAAGCGCAAGTATTGATGTATCTACATTAAGAGTTGAAGATAAGCAAATAGAGCTTGCTATTACAAGTGATAGTACATTACTAAATGATGCAGGCGTTGATGATGCAGGTATACTAGTTAGAGTAACTGGTGATGATAAGAGTTTTACTTGGAAAAATGCAACTAAGGCGTGGACTTCATCAGAGCACATGGACATTGTAACAGGCAAGTCATATAAAATTGGCGGAACTGATGTATTATCAGCAACAACACTAGCTAGTTCAGTAACAAGTGCAACAGGGTTAACAACAATTGGTACACTAGGTGCATTAAGTGTTGATAACATGAATTTAAATGCCGCAACAATTACAACAACGGCACTTGGATTAACAATTACTAGTGCTGATACAATTACTATTAGTAATAGTAAAAAAATTACAGGTGTAGGTGCTCCTACAGCTGGAGCAGATGTTGCAAACAAGACTTATGTAGATCAACAAATTGCTGGATCAAGTATTTCCTTTAGTATGGATATTACTAGTCTTAACGACACGCAAATTGCGTTAGTTATTAATGACCTAGTACCAGCAAGTGGGGTATCTAACGGTACAACAGCTAGAATACATGGTACATCACTTACAGGTGCGGCGGTTTCAGGCATTGATGTTAGTGCTGTTCTTACTAAATCGTTTGTTACAGTTGATAAAAATGGTACAGAAAACCAGGCAGTCTTACAAGATGTTGGATTTACTAATGCAACAGGTACAGTAACAGTAACAGTTGCTCGAAGTTTGAAACAGTTTATTACCTCAGGTGGTAATTGGACGTTTGATCAAAACTTGTCTAGTAGCGTTTAACGATAAATAT